CGTCGACGTTCCTCGGCGGCAAGACCATCGCACTTGCCCCTGGAGAGAAGCTGGAGTCCTTCGAGTCCAACCGACCCAACGCGACCTTCACGGGCTTCATCGAGCACCTCATCCGCGATTCCCTCGCAGGGGTGCTCCCCTACGAATTCGTCCACGATCCGACCAAGGCCGGCGGTGCCACTATGCGCTTCGTGGTGGCCAAGGCCGACCGCAAGTTCCAGCATCGTCAGTCCGTGCTGATGCAGCGCTTCCTCACGCCCGTGTGGGGCTACGTCATCGGCAAGGCCATCAAGGAAGGCAAGCTGCCCGCCATCAACACGTTTATGCAGGTGTCCTGGACGACCCCTCGCCGCGTCACCGTGGACGCCGGCCGCGACGCCCAGCAGACCCGCCTCGACATCGAAACCGGCATCAAGTCCATCACGGACTTCCACCTCGAGAACGGCGACGACCCGAAGGAAAAGCTCCGCGAGAACGCCGCCGAGAAGGCGTACATCAAGCAGCTGGCCGACGAGTACGAGATCCAGCCTTCGGCCATCTACAAGCCGCAGAACCTAAACATCGCCGACGTCAACGCATCCTTCTCCGAGGAAACCCCCGGCGAGACGATGTCGTATATGGACGACGGCGAGGAAGTGAAGGTATCCGTGGACGACCCCAACGTGAAGCCCAAGACCGCCACCCCAGCGGACGAATAACCAATGAGCAACATCCAGAACGCTTTCGCCAGCCTTACCCCTGTCCTCATCGAAGGACATAAGGCCAAGGCATACATCGACAAGGTCAACGCCTTTGACCCCGCTTCCCGCAAGGCCGGCGACGACCTCGAGGATATGCTTGAGATGATGTTCGGCGAGCCCCCCGAACTCGTCAAGGCAGGCTCCCTTGCCATCATCCCCATCCGCGGAGTCATCGGTTCCGAACTCACGGAACTGGAGAAGCTGATGGGCTGCATCGACGTCGAGGATGTCGAGGAGATGCTGGAGGAAGCCGAGCGCGATTCGAACATCAAGGTCATCCTGTTCGACTTCAACAGCCCAGGCGGCACCGTCACGGGCGTCCCCGAACTGGCAAACCGCATCTTCAACTGCACCAAGCGCACCATCGGCTGGACGTGCTCGCAGTCGTGTTCCGGCTCGATGTGGCTGATGAGCCAATGCGACGAGGTCTACGTCAGCGGCTCCTCGACCGTCGGTTCCATCGGCGTCTACATTCCCGTGCTCGACGAGTCCAAGGCTTACGCCGAGGAAGGCTACGAGATGAAGCTGCTCAAGTCCGGCTGGGCGAAGGGAGCCGGCTACCCAGGCACCAAGATGACGCCCGAACAGGAAAAGCTGTTCCTCGACGACGTCGCCGAAACCCACGCTTGGTTCATTTCCCACGTCAAGCGCAAGCGCACGCTCGCCAAGGACGAGGATATGCAGGGCCAATGCTGGTCTGGCCGCAAGGCCGCAGCCAAGATGCTCGTCACGGGCATCAAGGACACCCTCGATGACGTGCTCAAGCACATCGGTGCGGACGTCTACGCCAACCTAGAACGCCAGGAGCCTGCCGTCGAATCCACCGCCTCCTACGCCGCGGACGTCAGCCCAGAGCAAGGCGAGAAGGAAGAGGTCGAGCCCATCAAGGATCTGAAGAAGAAAAAAAAGGACAAGAAGTCGGACGAGGAAGACGACGAGGAGGATGAACTCCCGAAGGACATTCCCAACGATTCCTGCCCTCCCGTCGATACGGACGGCAAAGGCTGATTATTGACACTTGGCTAAAAACAAGATGACCCTCGAAAAGCTCTACACCGACCTCAAGGAAGCCTTCACGGGCAAGACCGCTGAAGTCGAAGCCAAGGCCGGTATCATTACCTCCCTCGAAGCCAAGGTGGCCGAACTGACCGCCGCCGCCACCGAGAAGGAAGCCGCTTTCGCCTCCCTCGCCTCCGCGAACAAGGAGTTGTCCGACAAGCTCGCCGCCGCTGAAGCCCTTTCCAAGAAGGCCAGCGAAGACGTCGCCCGCATCGCGGCCAACCAGAAGAGCGCCGGCGAGAAGGCCGCCGAGATCGTCGCCGCTGCCGGCGTCGAGCCCGTGGAAATCAGCCACGCCGAAGGCGCTGTCGCCTCCAAGACCGACGAAGAAATCGTCCAGGAGTGGTCGGCGATGAAGCAAGGCACCAAGGAGAAGCAAGCCTTCTTCGACCGCAACAAGTCGGTCATCCTGCGAGTCCTCAAGCTCTCGTAATTTCCCTTTCAACTTCAACCCCATAAAATACTAATATGTCTAACAGCATCGGAGGCTTGACCCTCCAGCTCGTCGCCGAAGAGTCCCTCCGCACCCTGGTGCCGGAACTCGTTCCGCTCACCAAGATCGCGGTCACCGACTTCGGCGCCTACGTCGCCGAGCGCGGTTCCGTCGTCCACACCCGCTACGCCAATTCGTTCTCCTCGACGAAGTACAACCCGGCCAACGGCTTCGTCCCGACCGCCGCTGTCTCGACCGACGTGCCGATCACGCTCGAAGAGCCCGACTACGTCGACCTGGCGTTCACCGACTTTGAAGCCTCCACGCTCTCGCTGGAACGCCTCCGTCGCCTCTTCTTCGCCCCTGTGGCCAACGCCGTCCAGAAGTCCCTCTTCGACAGCGTCCTCTCCAAGGTGACCTCGGCCAGCTTCACGACCGCCGCCTACTCGGGCGCCAAGTCCGGCTTCAACCGCATCGCCGTCGCCAACGCCGCTACGAGCCTCACCAAGGCCAACCTCCCCCACAAGGATCGCCACATCCTCCTGTCCCCCGATGCTATGGGTCAGCTCGTCCAGGATCCCACGGTCGCCCAAACCTACTCCTACGGTTCCTCGGACGTCATCCAGAACAACGCCATCGACAAGCGCCTGCACGGCTTCGGCGTCAGCGAGTACAACGGCTTCCCGACCTCCGGCACCGCTTACAGCGAAGGCTTGAATGGCATTGCTTCCTGCAAGGAAGGCTTGGTCATCGTCTCCCGCGTGCCGGCTTCGCCGACCACGGGCGGTGGCGAGCAGATGAACGTGACCGACCCGGAATCGGGCTTCACCTTCGCTCTCCGCTACTTCTACAACTGGCAGATGGGTACGCATAATATGCAGGCCATCTGGCTCACGGGTTCCTCGGTCGGTAACCCCAACGCCCTCCAGCGCATCGCCTTCACCTCCTAATCGGGGGTAAAGTTTCGGGGTCAGCGCACGTCCCCACCGCGTAAATGCAAAGAGGCCCATCCCCTTCGGGGGGTGGGCTTCTTCATTTACACAGGGCTAAAAACAAGATGGCCATCCAAGATGAATGGGCTGCGGACGCCGCCGAAATCCTCCAAGAGATCCCCAAGTCGGTCACCGTCCGCAAGGCCGGCTCGACGCCCGTGGCCTTAAACGTTCTGATGTCCCAGCCTATGCTGATGCAAGACCTGGAGACGGGCGGCTTCACGTCCTCGACGTCCTATGACGTCAAGTTCCTGCGGACGGACTACGCCCTGCATTCCGCGGTCATCGCCCACGGCAGCGTCATCACCTTCAACGGCGAGGACTTCCGAGTTGTGGCCGTCGTCAACCGCCCGCCGTCCGCTTGGATCATCTGCCGCGTGCAGACCCTCGTTCAGTAATGGCTGACCTACCGGCAGCCCCTATGTCCCTCACTTGGGACGTCAGCGAACTGAACAAGCTGATGGGGATGTATGCCTCGATGACCAAGCGCACCCTGCCGGAGGTCGTGCGTGAAACCGCCCGCCTTTTCTGCCAGGATATGGTCAACTTCACGCCCCCGTTCAGCGAAGCCGTGATGACCACCCGCACCGGCGGCACCGGCGGATTCGGCAACAAGGCCCGCGACAAAGGCCGGACGTCCGTAGGACGGGACATCGACCGCATCTTTATGCCCTTGGCCGAGGCTTCAGCCCGCGACGTAGCCAGCTCTATGAATCCCGATATGTTCCGCGAATGGGTTCAAGAGAAGAAGGCCGCCGACCCGTCCTACAAGGGCGGCAAGTTCGCCCGCATCTTCAACGCTCCTTTCTGGGAACTGTCGAACAAGCGCATCCTGGCCGCTATGGAAAACGCCGCCAAGTCCTCCCGCACCGTCCATTACCTTGGCTCTGCCAGCACATCCCAGTTCGAGTCCGTCCATAAGCAAGTTCGCGGTGGCACAGACGTTCCTTACAGGGTGAACAAGTCCCAGCGGATGAAGGAAGTCTGGATTGTGGATCAAGAAGGTATGCAATCTCTTGAGTCCTATAAAAGGCTTGTCCAAAAACGCGTCGGCCGCCTCAAGGCCGGCTGGTACTTCGCAGGGGTACAGATGAACACAAAGAACCTAAAGAACCCTATGCCCACCTCTGCTTGGATTAGGGATCAAGGAAACGGCAACGCCATCGCAACTGTCAACTCCGGCGAAGGCAATTTCAGCGTCACCGTCGGCAACAAGATTGGCCGTAACTTCCACGACTTCGACGACACCTTTGAGCGTGCCAAGAAGCACCGCGCCTACGTCCTCACCGAGGACATCAAACGCATCCTCCTATCCCTTACCCGCAAGGGTACCCTTGAAGTCCTTAAATGAGCATCCCCTTCTATTCTGCCCGCACGATGGTCGAGAACAAGCTCGCCCCGTACCTAACCGCCACGGTACCCGGCGTGACCGTCCACAAGGGCGTTACGCCCGAGATTAAGGTGCTGCCTATGGTAACCATCTACGCGGAATCCGCAAGGCCCGCCTCGGCCCTAGGAAGCCATCCTTACGGCAACTACGAGGTCACCATCAGCGTCCGGGTCATCTCCTCGGCCGACGACGAAACCTTGGATACCCATCGTACGCGGGTGCAGGAGGTCATCAACGCCCTGGCCGATATCACCGCCATCAAAGCCCTGTGGACGTACTCCACGGACGGCATCCTGTATGACCTGTTCATCACCGGCGGCGACCAGGAAGGGGAACACCAGCGCAAGTACGGCAATATGATCGAGTTCACGGCCTTCGTGGCCGCCCCCCCCGCCCCTTGACACTTGGCTAAAAACAAAGACTAACTATGGCAGCCATCGAATACGGTGTAGCACTTTTTTACGGTCTTCGTGACTCGGTGACCTATATGGTCGTCCAGTCCGATGACCTCTCCCAGTCCTTGGCCCTCGACGTCGAGGTCGCCGACGAGAACGGCGTGGTCATCACCGACCACCTCGACGATCGCCGCAAGGAAATCACCATCGAAGGCGTGCTCAAGGTCACCGACGCCATCCCGACCATCGCCACGCAGTTCACCTACTCCGGCGTGCAGTACATCCTCAAGTCCATCGACGACAAGGGTTCCAACAAGGACTACCGCAAGGTCTCGGTCAAGGGTATCAAGTACGAGGCCATCGCCTAACCCCCACCGGGGTTCCGAGTATGGATGCTCGGTTTATCAACGCCACGATGGTCGGCGGCTCGAAGAAACGGGTCGCCGGCTATCGGCTTTTGCCCTTCTGCCTGCGCCACCGCGTCCTGCTGGAAGCCATCGACAGCCCGTTCCTCAAACCCCTAGACCGCGTCATCACTCCTTACGACGTCATCCTGGCCGCCAAGGTCTTGTCAACGCACGACAAGCTGGTGCTCAACGAAGAGCTCGGCTGGCGCGATCGCCTACGAATCAAGACGCTGGAAATCAGTAACCGCCTAATGTCCGTCTACGCCGGCTACATCTACGGCCACATCGTCAACGGCTGCTCCTACCCCAAGACCTGGAGGCAGGAAGGCAAGAAGAGCGAGAAGATCCCTTGGGTGCTGTCCTGCGTGGCCAACAACGTCCGCAACGGCATCAGCCTTGAGGATGCGTGGACGATGCCGGAAGGCGAGGCCGTCTGGTTCAGCGTCTGCCATGCCATCTACAACGGCGCCGAAATCGAGGTGCTCTCGACCGACGAGGAAAAGGCTTTGGAATCTTTCGACGACATCGTGAACAAGTTCAAGGAAAAGGAGGCATCCAATGGCCGGTAACGTAGACGTAACCATCGGGTGCAACTACGAGGACTTCCTCCGCGGCCTTGCCAACGTGAAGAAGGAGGCCGACCTAGCCGTCCTTGAGCAGCGCAAGAAAGACCAAGCCGAGCGTGAAGCCCGTCGTGCCGCCCAGCGCCAGGAGCGTGCGGAACAGCGTGCGGCCGACCGCGAGAAGGAAGAAGCATCCCGTCAGCAGAAGAAGAACGCCGACCTTGCCCTTCGCGAGCAAATCCGACAAATCAAGGAAAAGCAAAAGGCAGAGAAGGAAGCCCAGCGTGCCGCCGAAACGGAAAAGCAGAAGAAGTTCGGCATCGCCCAAGGATTCATCGGTGGTGGATTGACTGGAGGCATCTCCGCTGTCGGAGCCGCCTTTGGCCCGGAAGGTCAGATTGTCGCCGAACTGGTCAACAAGCTCATCGAAGGGTTCCAGAAGGCCGTCCAGGAAGCCAAGGAACTACGCAACCTTTCCTACGCAACAGACATCTCCACGGGCGAGCTCCGCAAGATGGCCGTCGTCGCCGAACAAGCCGGCATCAGCGTCAGCCAGTTCGCCCACTCTGTTGCCGAGTTCAACAAGAATATGGGACGCGCCAAGATCGGCGGTTCCGAACTGAACAACCTTCTCAACAAGTTGGGCGTTTCACAGGAAGACCTTAAGAGCAATTCCTACGACTACAACCGAGCCCTGCGCGACCTTGCGAAGGCCCATCGTGCCGGAACGGACGCCGCCACCCTGGCCTACTACGGCAACTTGATGTTCGGCTCATCCTTCGAGCAGTTGCTCCCGCTCATCAAGCGCGGTACCGGCGAACTCGACCGAGCCGGACAGATGATCTACAAGACCACAGATATCGCCACGGAGCACTTGGCCGACCTGTCCGACCGTTGGGATAAATTCTGGGCCAACTTCAAGAACATCGGAGCAGACGCTTTTGCGTTTTTTGATGGGCTCATCAATTCTTTCGGAAACACGATTGCCATCGGTCTAGCGAAAGGACTTGCGACCCAAAACCCGGAAGCCGCTGCCGAAGCGTTTAACTATGTGGCAACAGGCGGGCCTATGGAGCGTAAACTGCTGGGCAAGGCCGTCTCCGCTGGTCTTTCGGATGAGAAAAAGAAAAGGTTTGAAGACAGGTTGGACGAACTAATCAAAGGCGAGTCCGGCGTAAAGCTGACGCCTCTTGGCCTTCAGACGGCCCAGGGCGCTTCCTCGCTACAGCAGATGGGCGGCGGCGACATCGTGTCCGCTGCGGCCTTCTCCCCTGCACAGGCTACCGCGGAAGCGACCCAGAAGACCGCAGAAAACACCTACAGGACTAACGAACTGCTCCAGCAGTACAACAACAAGAGTCCTATCCGAAACGCACCTCGACGCTAATGAGTTCCCCTACCATCACCAAATACGGCAACGATTTAGAAGCCCCAGTCGTCATTCCGGGTTGGACTATCGACATCGATGGCTACGGCCTTGTGCAATCGCAGGTCAAGTTTGCCTGGAGCACAGATTACAAGGCAGCCTTCTCCAGCTTCTTCTACCGCGGCGCGGCTCATCCCGATTCCTACTACGGGACGTACCTCAAGATGGTTAAGGCCAATATGCAGTACGGCAAGGGCGGCGTGTTGAACATCACCGCGGACTACATCGGCATTGACCCGGACATCAACGAAGGTGAATATTCCAATCCTGTCGTCCAGATGACTGGATCGTCGTCCTCCGAGGACATCACGCATCACCCTAATTTCTACAAAGTAAACTGCATCAGCATTGCTGGTGGTACCAAACTTGCAGGTGCTCCACCGGCTGCCGGTGGTTTCGAGCCTTCGCTTACCGCCAACCCGAACCGAGCCCTTTGGACGCCCCGCGTGCAGAACACCGGCGCCACCAACAACTGCCAGTTCGTGGCCTTCCTGCCCGCCCAGAAGGACACGGAGCCGGTCAACATCAAGGCCGGCGTCAAGTCGTACTATAACCCTCACTCTTCCCTGCGATCTACATTCTTTATCAAGGATCAAGCAGAAGCATTGCGTCTTGCTTCATATGTCGGATGGGTAAACGACGGAACAATCTTCAAGCTTCCAGATGCCTACAAGCAATTAGCCACAATCGGATATGAAGGCACCTTGAAGTACACTGACGAATACGATGCGCTCATCAACAAGTCTTTCCTTTGCACCAATTGTTCCGTCGAGCAATTCGGAACCATCTATAAGATTACGGTTGATTTGATGTTGTCTGGACTTGCCGGTTGGGATCCAGACATCTACCCAGTCCAAGCCGACTGATGGACGAATCTCAAATCCAGTCCTACTTAAACGACCTGCAAAGGAATACCATCCAGAACAGGACGTTCCAAAGCAACGGAATCCTTTTCAATGACACTCCTGCTGGTACGGCTTATTCCCTGCCTTCCGACCTGTACGAGCCAGACCTTTATGACTTCCTCGTCAACGTTAACGGCAACGGGTCGCAATGGACTGTGAACGTCGCCAAGGGACGCGTGCTCTACCGTTCAAGCCCTAACAGCATCACGGGCGGTTGCCTCAAGGAGTTCGAGATTCAAGGCTTCGCGGTCTGGCCAACGGAGTCTCTTTCCGTAGGCGATTACTTGAACAGCCCTTGGGTAGAACAAGGAGGGTTTTGCACCATCAGTCCAGAAGAGGAAGGTGGCCATAACGCCTATGGCGTCTACATCATCGCCAACCAGTACCGCGCCTACGACGGCACCTTGCTTCCTGGCGTCCCTTATCTGGCCTTGATGCCCATCGGGGGCGACGCGGAGACCAAGACCAAGCCTTGGAACGAGGACGGGTGCGACCAGCAGGTCTGGTACAACTTCTTCGAGTATCGTCCCGTTACGGTTACCATTCCAACACCCCCTTACGAAGTCAGCGGGAACCTAGAGAACTCGCAGATCAACAAGCTCCAGAACTACAACTGCCAGCGCATCAAGTTGGCGACTATCTACTGGGACGGCACCAATAAGGTCTGGACGGTCAAGCAGTTCATCTCCGGCACGGTCACCATCCCATACAACATCCATTACGCGGGTACCTATCGGTTTGAAATCACCGAACCCCTTACGGATTACCCGGCTTGGTACACGACCCCTTATTACGCCAGCCGCCAGCAGGACTGGGAAGGATTCTTTACGGACTGCGAAAAGTGGGATGGAAGTGGCTTAAACCCCACCTCGGCGCAGGAATTGTAGGCCGGCTGGATAGGTTGACATAGGGCTAAAAACAGAAGCCCTATGGCCACGCCGTCCTTTACTTTCATCAAGGGTTCGACCTTCTCGGCCAACTGCACCTATACGCCCGAGCCCGGCTGGCCCGACGACCTCACGGGCGTCACCGTGTACTCCCGCATCAGGGATGCCCGCGGCTACGAGCACCAGTTGACCTTTACGCTGACCAGCCCGACGACCTTCACCCTGTACTACGGCAATACGCAGTCGTGGTACGCCGGCGTGGCCTTCTGGGACTTGCTGTTCATCAACAACGGCATCGCGTACTATTCCCAGGTCGTAAACATCAACATCCTCGAGAACGTCACGCCTAACTCCTAATGGGACTACAGATCACCATCCTTGAGTCCGCGCAGCTGGGGGTGACGATTGTCGAACCCTTTAGCGTTACGCTGACCCCCACGGCTCCTGCGACCATCTCGGTGGAGGTCGGGGTTCCGGGCGCCGCGGCTTCGGTCACGGTCGGCACTACGACCACGCTGGCCCCTGGCTTGAACGCTACGGTCACGAACGTCGGTACGGCAAGCAACGCCATCCTCGACTTCGCAATCCCCCGCGGTGAGCAAGGCATTCAAGGCATCCAGGGCATCCAAGGCATCCAAGGCCCGAAAGGCGACACGGGCAGCGCGGGTGCGGCTGCGACCATCTCGGTCGGCACGACGACGACCGGGGCGGCTGGCTCTTCGGCTGTCGTCACGAACTCGGGCACGTCCTCGGCGGCGGTCTTCAATTTCACCATCCCGCGTGGCGATCAGGGCATCCAAGGCATCCCCGGCCCGACTGGCCCTTCTGGCGTCGTCTATGCCACGTCCCCCCTGTCCTACAACTCGGGGACGCAGACCCTGTCCATCGATTTATCCGCCTACGCGACCACGGCCTACGTCGGCTCCAACTTTTACCCCCTATCGTCCAACCCCGCCGGCTACATCACGTCCTCGGCGCTGACGGGCTATGCAACCCAGTCTTGGGTGACGAGCCAGGGGTATCTGACTTCTTCTGCTTTGACGCCTTATGCCCTCATCAACGGCACGTCTACGCTGACGGTTTCGGACGCCTACAACAGTTCAAGCGTGGCTTCGGACGAAATAATCGTCCAAGACGCATACAACAGCGTACACGTCGGTCGGGCTGCGATCATCGTCAACACGGACTCCTATGGCCCCGTCATCGTCGGTAACGGCGGCATCACCTTTGGCGACAACACGACCCAGACGACCGCCGCCGACCTCACGGGCTATGCCACGCAGTCGTGGGTGACCAGCCAAGGCTACCTGACTTCGGCATCCCTGTCGGGCTACGCCACGCAGTCTTGGGTCACTTCGCAGGGCTACCTCACCTCTTCGGCCCTGTCGCCCTATCTGCTGTCTTCGACCGCCAGCGCGACCTACCTGACCATCGCCAACGCGGCGACCTCCTACGCCCCGATTGCGGCGGCTGTACCGACTGGTGGCACGACCGGGCAGGTGCTGACCAAGACCAGCGGGTCTAACTACGCCCTGTCCTGGCAGACCCCCGTCGTCGGCGACCGCTACTACACGACCTCGACGACCTCCCTGTCGGTCACCAACGGCTCGAAATCCCTGACTGTCGGGACTGGCCTGTCGTACACGACCCAGCAGTCGGTCATCATCGCCTATGACGCCAGCAACCACATGCATGGCGTCGTCACGTCCTACAATTCTTCGACGGGTGCGATGGTGGTCGACGTCCAACAGCACACGGGCAGCGGGACTTACACCTCTTGGACGGTCAACGTCGGCGGCATCTCTTCGGTCGCCGAGTGGGGTCTCATCACCGGCACGCTGTCGAACCAGACGGACTTGCAGTCGGCTCTGGACGCCAAGTTGGCGGTGACGACGGCGGCTTCGACCTACTACCTCCAGACCAATCCTGCGGGCTACATCACGTCCTCGGCGTTGTCGCCTTATCTGACGATCAGTTCGGCCTCGGCGACTTACTTGACGCAGTCCTCGGCGGCGTCCACGTATTACCTCCAGTCGAACCCGGCAGGCTACGTCACGGCCTCGACCGCCCCTGTGACTTCGGTCGCTGGTCGAACCGGTGCTGTCACGCTCGCGGTCGCCGACGTCTCTGGGGCAGCGCCTACGGCCTCGCCCGCGCTGACTGGCGTTCCGACCGCCCCGACCGCAACGGTGGGGACGAACACCACGCAGATTGCGACCACGGCCTTCGTGCTGGCTAACGCTGGTTCGGGTGGAGCATCAATGGACATTCAAGTATTCGGTGGCCCGACTAGCAGCGGCACCTTTACATGGACTAAACCTGCGAGCGCAAAACTTGTTCGTGTATATTGTATTTCCGGAGGTGGCGGCGGTGGCTCAGGAGCACGCCAAGCAACCACGTCAGGACGTGGAGGTGGTTCAGGTGGAAGCGGTGGTCAAATCGTGCTTGCTGAATTTGTCGCGTCCGCGTTGCCATCCACAGTCACCGTTACTGTTGGCATTGGAGCCAGTGGCGGCACGGCTGTCACAACGGACAATACAGTCGGAAACGCTTCAACCTATCCGTCCAGCGGTGTTTCTAGCTTTGGTTCTTATACGGCTAATACAGCGGTAGGACAGTCAGGGAATGGTGGAACTACAAGCACAGCTACTGGCGGCAGTGGTATCGTTAACTATTCTTTGCTAGGTGGTAATGCCATTGGATCTTCAGGTACAGGTGGTACCGGAAGCACAACTGGCGCAGGTGCAGGAAGCACTCTTACACTCGCACAAGCATCTGCAGCAGGCGGCGGCGGTGGAGCCGGGGCATCAGGTGGTGTCACGGCTAACTCAACAGGCGGAAGTGGAGGCTATCGAAGCTCATCTATCCTAGGTTCTACTACCCCTGCTGCTGGTGGACTAGGTACTGGCAGTACTGCAGCAGGTAACGGTTTGGACGCCGCCTACTCTGGATGGGGCGGCATGGGCGGTGGCGGTGGTGGATACCGTACCGCTGTTGCTGGAC